TTTCACCTCGTACAGTGTCTTTCTGTCAAGCGTCAGAAAATCTGGGATGTAGACCCGCTCGATGCCGTTCGGGTCCACGTATGGGATGCGGATGCCGTGCTGCTTGGTGACCGGAATGCTCCGCTCGATGCACTCATCGAGGAATCGAGTCTCCCAGGATGAGTGCATGTATTCCTCCTGGCCAGTGAATGGGTTGAGCTTCCACTCGGTCCTGTAGGGTGCCTGCGGCCCGATCTTCCCCTGCTCCAGGAGGTTGATGGCGTGCTCTGTCTGCCGCTTTCTCTTCTCTGATGATTCTGGTTTTTGCCAATTTTCAGCATTTGTTTTAGCTGAGCGCTTACGGATTTCAGGAGTGATATGTTTCCTCATTAACTCCGCTTGAGCTTTAGTTTTATCTGGATTCTTGCTACTATAGCGAATTAAGTTTTCTCTGTTCTTCTCCCCAATTTTTGCTTTTGATTCTGCTGTTAGGCGACCTTCAATTCTTGCTGAGTGTCCATGGATGTATCGAAGAAATCTCATGCCTTGAGATTTTGAAAAGGGCGCATCTAATCCGCAACCGCATTCACACTTTGGATTGACTCCACCGAAGTCATGCTTGAGAAGGTATGACTCATATGTGATCTCGTGTGCAGAGGATACGTGAGATGCCAGGCGAGTGAACGTCTTGTCGCAGATTTTGCAGGTCTTCATACACATATTATATTCATATCAATATGAACGTTATATGGCTCACAAAACAAAAGTGGCGCCCTTTTTAGGGGGCGCCACCTATATAGTTGATCTAATTGATTAGATTAGATTACATTCAACTATATAATATTCATGTCGAGACACGTGACAGTGCCATAAAAGTCGCTGCGCACCATTTTCTTCCCGTAGCGGGTCATCACGCCCTTACGTGGGGTGAAGTCTTCGGGAGCGAAGATGGTTGGAGTCACGATGAGTGGAACGTAAGGAGCGTAGACATAACCTGTCTCGAGGTAGCTGCCGCCCTTGTAGCCGACGAGGATCTTGTTACGGGGGAAGTAAGGATCCTTGTAGACGGTGAAGCGGTTGGAGAGGCTACCGATGGGTGAAGCACCGATCGAGAAGGAGGATCCAACCTGACCCTGACCATCGAGGCTGTAGTTGGGCTTGTAGAGCACCGAAGCCTCGAGGACGGTGGCGACATCGGGTGAAACCACGATGAAGTTAGCCGAACCACGAAGGGTCTTGCGGTGGATCTCGTTAGCCACGTCGATCACGGTCTCGATGAGGGTCTCGTACCACTCGCGGACCGTACCAGTGAAGTTCGGGCCGGGGTTGAGTGTGGATGCACGAGTGATCTCAGCACCGTTGGTCTTGTTGACGAACTTGCCTGGTGAACGTGACCAGAAGTAGTTAGCGCCATTTGCCTGGGTGAGGAGGTCGTTGAGGATCTCACGATCGAGCTCGAGAGCGATCTGCTCAGAGAGGATCTGTGTGAGCTCAACCTCGGCATCCAGCGAGTGGTATGCATTGAGGTCCTGAGCGAGTTCTGGCGACCAACGAGCGCGGAGCTTGCGGGTCGTCGCGGTGACCGCGATGGACTCAATCTTGATGTCGATCTCGGGGATGAGTGGTGAGGGCGTTGTTCCGAAGTTCGACTCGAAGCTTGGAATCACGAGAGTGTCGCCGCCAGTTGCATCAGCTGAGAATGTATCAGCTATTGCGAATGAACCAGTAAGGTTCTTGGTTGCGCCAGAAGGAACAGAGCTTGCAGCTGAGACCGTACCTGAGACGACGAGCAGAAGCGCGGCGTTTGCAGTGCTGGTTGTTGCAAGAGCATTGGGTGTGAAGACACCGCCTGTAAATGTTCCAAGCTGGCTGAGACGACGAACGTTAAGGACGTTTGTGCCACCCTGTATGGTGTTACCGACTGTTCCGAGGCCGGTGTTACCAACGGCTGCCGAATAGAGAGTTACGTCCTTGACCTGAGTCGTGTCAAAGCTGGTGAATCCTGAGCCGAGGCTCACGACCAGGAATGAGAAGGCACCGTCGCCTGTGGTTGCACCTGCACCTGCGCTGTTGTTCTCAATAAGGTTCGTGACCTGTGGGTCGAACTGGAGGAAGCGACCGTCTGTGCCTGTTGCAAAGCAGGCCTGACCTGCAACGATCGTGTTTGAATTAGCGCCAATTGCTGTGTGGAATGCGCCAGAAGCAAGAAGCGTAATTGCTGTGGTGGAGTGAACCTTGGAGTAGGATGTTCCAACCAGATCGTACTGACCGCCAACTGCAAGAGATCCTGACTGGACGCCCTTGCCGGTAGGAAGGTTGTAGATTGACTGACCCGCTGTGTAGGTCTGTGCGTGTGTTGAAGAACCATCCGTGATGGATGAGTCACCGCCGACGTTGGTGCCGTAGGTGTAATCCAGGTAGAAGAGCAGACCGGATGGAAGGCTCATGGGCTGGATGGAGACGAGCTCGTTTGCCACGAGACCGCCGAAGACACGACGGACAATGGGGAAGGCGATGGATGTGAATCCACGAAGGTCGCCTGAGGATGCGAGGTTGCCACCGCCTGTCGAGAGGCTGTTAGACTCACGAAGGACCTGGGCTGCCTGGTTCTCGAGGAGGCGAGCCATGTTATCGCGCTTGACGCCGTCGAGGCCGCGGAGGAGGCCTGTGCGTGTCCACTTCTCAACGAGGCGCTGACCCTCGGCGCTGTTATTGCGCTCGGTGATTCCCTCGGTGAGCGTATTGAGAGAGAATGATCTTGACATATTGAACTCCAGATAGTTTACTTGAGACCGGCTAGAACTGACCAACGATCAAGTGCAACTGACTCATCGAGTCGCTTTGATCCACCTGATGTGATTGGCCTTGATGCATGACCGGGTGAGAGCCTGCGTGCTGATTCGTTCAAAGATGCAGAATTGCTCTTATCTAGTGATTCAGACAGGCTCTTGTAAAGAAGCTTCGCCTCTCTAAGGTTCTTTGCTCCGTCAAGAGCTTCAACAATTGCACGACGCTGTGATGTCGTGACATCTTTTTGCTGAGTTAGCTTATTGACATAAAGCAGTTTAGCATTAAAGAGATTCAGTTCTGAGAGTTGCTCACGGAGCGTTTCGACAGCGTTCCTGTATTCATTGAGCTGCTGCTGGAGGACTCGATTCTTGCGGACCTCATTGCTGTGTGATTCCTTAAGCTTTGCGAATTTGTTTATAACAACTTCGTCCATTTCCTTAAGTTCACCATCACCAAAAGCCTTGGCAGCTGCTTTTGCGTGTGGTGACTTCTTACCAGAAGCCTCGGTCTTACTCTTGTCAGACTTTGCTTCACGTAGCCTTAGAAGCTCGCGGCGGAGCATTGACTCATCAATCTCGTAAGTCATACCTTCAGCTGCTGCTTCTTCTTCATCCGAAACTGCCATCTCTTCAGGTGACATTTCTTCGCCCTCAGGCTCTTCCATGTCCTCCTCAGAATCAAGCTGTTGGAGTTCGACGTCTTCTTCTTCTTCGTCAGAATCATCGATTACAACAGAGTATGGATTCTCTCTGTCAAATTTGACGTCTTTCCCGAAATCAATTGTTATCTTATCTTCGTTGAGCTCATCAAGGTCGAGCTCATAAAGATCTTCGTCTTTCATTCTCATGTTTTTGTCTCCTGATAACTTTGATGAGATCTCGCCTTGTTTCTTCATTTTACCAAGATCTACTTCATACACATCATCTTGTGTTTCTCTAACCATACCCATCAGCGCATCTTGCTCATTCTTAGAGAGCATGTCAAATGCTTCACGAAGTGCATTAGAATCAGACATCTTTTTAGAATTCAAGAGGCTCACAAGCGATGTCAATGCAGACTCACTAAGTTCTACTTCTTCCTCTTCGTCTCTTCTTTCATCTAGTTGAGCTTGCGCCTTCTTGGGATGAATTAGCTTGTCTTCTTCTTCGTCCATTTCATCAAGAGAAGACATAATAAAATTTGACTCATCGACGACCGAGTCTGTGTCACCAGTGAGTTGTCTTTCAATGAACTCCTTGAGCTTAGGAGTCACTGCCTCAATGATGGCATTCTTCGCATTTTGTTCGGCAACAGATCGCAATTGTTTTGCTTCTGCAATTGCCTCTTCGAAAAGCGATGTCGACATTTCAGCTCCTATACAGCAGTTAAATATCCAGCTAGTCTAAATCTTGCTGTGCTATTTTTATCATTAAGTTTGATTTTGCTAAAGATCTTACTCCCGGATCAATCATGTCATGGATGTTAAACATTGTTAGTTTATCACCAACTGGATTTGTATCAGGAGCTTGAGACCAGCCTCTAACCGTTCCAAAACTATTTCTTCCAGGACCTGTTTTGTAAGCCTGGTTTGTGCTAAAACCGCCAAGTGCAGGTCCATCAAATTTCTCGTACAAGGATGAGAATGGAAATGGAACCATGCCTGTCATGATCTTGGTGTCACTTGCATCTTCCATTAAGTCAAGTCTCATCTTGGTAAATGTTCCTCGATCAGTTCTGCCTGTTGTAGCAGGCTTTGCAATATTGGACAAGTCTATTCTTTTTGCTATTTTATCAAAAAGTTCCTCATCATCTAGATCAAAATCTTCTAATTCATCTTGCTTTTCATGGTATGGGTACACGTCTTGTGTCTTATAATCAAGACCAGACGATTTTGCTTTGGTGGTGCCGTAGCCTCCGCCGGTGTGAGGATCACCAAGTCTATTGTGGACAGCTTTCATCATTATGACGAGTACGCTCCCACAATTCCTAAGTAAGATTTACCTGATAAGTATGATCCGATCGTCTGGTCTGATATACCTGCAGATGACTCAGCTGGAGTGAGTGCCGAGCCTATTCCTGAGCCGTATTGAACGCTTCTTGTAGGCAGATCGCCCGTATAGGCAGGCTGCGACAGTGGATCGTTCGGATTTGGCGTTGATGAAAGATTAGGAACGTAAGGAGATGCAGGTAATCCTTCACCTCCTGTGGCAACTTCAGTTTCAATATTTGGAGCGCCGGTGTAATTCAAATCCACAGCTGTAGGGAATCCATAGTATGCTGTAGAATCATTGATTTGTCCACTTGCGATCCCAATATTGGGTATACTGTCACCAGGCCCACCTGCACCATTTAGCGCTGATAGACCTGCATTGGCAACAGCTGTGACGCCATACTCACTGTATAGAGGTGATGCAGAAAAAATTGCCTTGAGGTTAGTGTCATTCCTGCTCCCAAGGCCTCCAGTGGTGCGAGCGCCACCATCGGGTTCAACAGTTGCAGTTTTCATTGATGACATATAAACCTCCTAACACATTAGTGCATTACTTATCGTGAAGCTAGAATTCTGCTACGAAGACGAAGTCTCGTGTCGCGAACTTCTGCAAGCTTGCGTGAGAGATTCTCCTCAAGCTTCTTAAGTGTCTTATACTGTGCGACCTCGCCAGCTCCGTGGCCCTTGGGTGGCTTTTGAGCCTTGACGACATCGCCAGAGGCAAAATCAGCCTCGTCCATGTCCATGTCCATGTCTTTTAGAGCCTTCTTTTCCATTGCGTGCTTGGACTCGATCTTCTTCTTCTCTTCAAGAACCATTCTCTTCAGGAGAGCTGGTGTAAGTTTAACAGTTGGCATGTGAAATCTCCTACTAGGGGGTCAAACTATAATTATTTCGATCTATTAAAAAGACATCATGCACTGATCTTTTTCTCAGAAAATGCAAGAACTGCCCACTTAGAAGCCGAATCTCCAAAAACGTCCTCAGGATCACTTCTAAGCATTGCTTTTGCTGCAGCATCTCCTTGTGATGCTATCATTACTTCATGTGTTGGGCCACGACGAGAATCTTCAACAATAGGTGTCCCACGAAGCGCCGTATCTGCAAGCATCTCTTGAAGGAGAGGATCAGATGTCGCAGCCTTGATGGCACTTTTATTGACTTTTGGACTCTCTTGCTTTGGAGCATTTTGTGCTTTTGGAAGAAAGCTGATCTTGTCTGCGACTGCTGCTCTAGGATTTTGATAGCTCTGCTGCTTTGTAGGCACTTTTTCATGAGATTCGTAAGTACGTCTCTCATTAATCTGTTGAGAAGCTCCTACAAGACCTTCAGAAAGGATCTCAACTAGACACTCTTTTACAATATTTTTGAGATCATCTCTTGACAATTTCATATTATTTCCATGTAATTATGCTATTGAATATTCTATCGATCCTATCTGAACGATTAAACGTTTTATTCAATTCTCTCGCATCTATGTTTTTTGACTCATTGATGAACGCCCCGGGTGTGCTGGGTTCTGATACGATGTCGAAACAGATTAGTTGAAAATCGTCTTGAACTATGAGTGCACTTCCTTGTTGCTTAGTTGAACCTACACCTCTTGATGATATCCCGAGTGTTACACCGCTTTCAACAAGACTTTGAAGAATTTTTCCGCTAGGTGTGTCAAGAAGCTCGATGACTCCAAAAACATTGTCACCATCCATTCTTGCTTCTTTTACAAGGTGAGAGGCATTTTTAAGTTCAACAACAGATGTGTCAGGATGATCACACTCGCCGAGTGCTCTATTCTCTCTAATAAACTTTTGATAGTTGATTATCTCTCTTTCAAGAATTCCTCGAGGATAGATTCTACCATTTTGATTGATAGTATCAGCTCTTTGGATGATTCCTTTTAGCATAATCTTCCCGCCATTTTGAGTACGTGACTCTTTTATGACAGCCGGATTATATTGTAATGTTGTCCATTCTTTGAGTAATGTCATTGACATGTTATGTCTCCTTTATCTCTTTGACAAGCTGTATCATTGTCATGAGCTTTGAGATTTTCTCATCATCAATCTTGTCAAAATTCAGTGAGTTAAGACGCTCAAGAACAATCTCTGACTTTTCAAGTAGAACAGGATTTTTTTCGTCACTTCTAAGTTCATTCAACTTATTGATAGTAGACTTTCTTAGTATCTCTGCCTTATAAGAGATCGACCTACCATCGTCGTTCTTCATTGAAAATACGTAATCGTTGATAAGTTCTTTCTGCTCAAGCGTCAATTTATCATTGTACTTCTTGTTGAATTTCTCGTTCATGATCTTGACAACGAGAGCATCAACATTTGGGTTGACTTCTTGAATAGTCTCAACTTGCTTCTCAGACGTGAGCCACTCAATAAGATTTGACTCAATAATGACAGATTCTGCAAGATTTGATCTATCACCCTGACGCCATTGATTCAATAGAGTTTGGATTGTTGCATAAACTCGATAATCAGGAACGTTCCTTCTATAGAAGTTTGTATCAACAAGATTGTAGTTAATTTCTTTTATTAGTGAGGACTTTTCCTTGTCTATCTTGACTGAATCAAATCTCTTTGATGCTGATCTAGATTCTGTAAGGATTGCAGCTGCGACAGACGTGTCTTTGACAGTTGTCTTGGCAAGTGCATTGAACAATCTAAATTCTTTATACAACTCTGTGTGCTTATTGTAGTGCCTAGACAGAATGTCGAGTGCAATCTGTGCTCTTCCCTTATCGTTGTCGACAAGATATGAAGATACGGCACGAACTAGAAGCTCGTATATGATTCCAACATTTCGCTTTTTGTTATGATTCATTGTCATCCCCTGATGTATTCTCAGACTCAGAGATTTTCTTACCTGACTTAGTCAGTGTCTTTACGATCGATTCGATCTCAGACATCCTTGTATCACCAAACACAAATCTCTCATCTAAGTATTCATCAACAGCATCGTCATCATCTTCTGACAAAGGATTTTTAAACGGGTTTATGAGATCATTCTTGTGACCGAACGGGTGAGTTATAGAGTCACTCTGGTTTTTTCGATCATGTGACACGAGTCTAGCATGGTCTGTTTTTTGATTATTCGGGCTCACTCTGCGCGCCTTGTTCTTCTTCTCTCTCTCGACATAGTTTGGCCCTGCTGCTGTCTCACCTAAGAGGCTAGACTTCAATGAGAGGTTTTGGCGCGGCTTTACAGGGAATGGTGTAAATTCTAGAACTTTAGCCTCAACATCATCAATCTCAGAAATTGCAGGTGCAGTGCTCAATTCTGTTGTGCCTGTTGATCCTGGTGACGCTGGTTCAGCACCTAGACCACCACCTCCGGCGGCACCGATCTCAGGTGATTCAAGATCACCGACAGGCTCTTCAGCATCAGGCAATTTAACTGCTTCAACTCGCAGAGACATTTCCTTGTCCTTAAGCAGGCCCTTCTCGATGTTTTTGATCTCTTCATCAGACATCATGAAGATGTTCTTTCTAATCCACTTTTTATCAACAAGCCCTTCGACGCCATTTGCTGATTGGGCGATCGTAAATTTTGTATTGAAAAGTTCAAGCTTTTGCTGCTGTGCAATTGTGGAAGGGTTTGTGAGCTTGAGTTCAAAGTCAAGAAGATCATCGCCATCAAATCCATGTGAATGTAGATGAATGATTGCGATCTTGTTTAATTCAGACAGAATAGTTCTCTGAATTCGATTGATTGATCTAGAAAATCTGATGTCTTCTTGTGATAGTGTTGCTTTTGCGCCCAAGCCTTCATCATACCCGAGATAAGCTTTTGGAATTTTTAAGGCAGCAAAAAGTTTTTTCTGGATGTATTGAACGTCTTCAACAGCGGCGGCATTCGAACCGCCTGCGAGTGTTTCAATCTTTGTACCTGTCGCAGTTCCACGAACTGGAAGAAAGTAGTCTTCATCAACTGACAATGGGTTGTATCGTAAGTCAACTCTTCCTGTGTTTCGATCAACGACCTGGTTCTTCTTCAGCTGCGACTGTGCTTGTTCCATGTAGTTTGGAATTTCTTCTGGAGGTATGTTGCCTACATCGATATAGAACACTCTTCTATCTGGTGCTCTAACAATTCTATAGACGAGCATTGCGTCTTCGATGAGGATCAATTGCCTCCATATTCTTCGTGCTGCTTCAAGAACTGAAGTTCCGTATGGAAGGAATGCATCATTTCCCAATATTCTAAAGTGTGAGACCTGCCAGTTCTCAAGTATCTGATTACCCTGAGTCATCCACCTGAATCTAACCGCGAGTGGGTCATCCTTGTCGAACCCTTCTTCTCTCTCGATTTCATTGACAGCAATAGGGTAGACATTGATAACACCTTGATCGGGTGAAACATCGTTGAATAAGAAAAAATCACCATACTTGCACATATTTCTGACCCATGCAGTCAGATTAAAGTTCACATTCAATGTATCGTAGAAAAGCTCATTGAGGATCTTATTGATCTGGGCATTTTCTGAGTAGATGTGAAGAACATTTCCTAGCTCATCCGGTGCCACAGATTCTTCAGCATAGATGTCCAGGGCGCTAGCGATCTCCGGAGTATATTCCATCTCTTGAAAATCAGAATACCTTGCCATTCTGTCATACGAACCGTAAGCAGACATAGCAGAGCTGTACACGTGACTTTGTGTCTTTCTAAAAAGCTCAAATGCTGTCGTATTCTTAGCGCTTGGTGTGAAATCACGCACTCTACGCTTGACGACAGGACCACTCCTAAAGAGTTTTGTAAGACGTGTAAAGATATTTTCTTCTTTTGCCATTTAACCTACTTGTAGACCCATGCAAGATCTGCTGGAATATTATATCTGTTTAAAGATCGACCATTCACTAAATCTCGCTTAGAATCAACTCTACGCTTACTTTCTCCCGTGAGTATATCGTTAGCAGCGCCATTGAAATTCATGGATTTAACAGACATACCGGCCAGCATCGCTTGATTAAGTGTGTTAGAATCTTTATTATTTTCTGCAGATGTGTCATAGAGCCATGTTCCAATAGCCAAGCTCATGACAAGATCATCATTCTCACCCTTCATGGCTTGAACTCTGTTGTCATTCCAGACGAAAGTCTTAAGTTCGTCATAAAACCTTTGTGAGTAAGTAATGATCTGTCTGTTTCGGAGAAGCTCTTCAAGTTTTGTGAGAATTAGCGACCTTGTTTTGCCATTAGTGTTGAATCCTGCAGATGATGTCTCGCCCGGCGGGATGTAACCTCCGATATAGACAGCATTGTTTCTCTGGTAGTACATTTTCGGATAATTTAGATCTCTAAGCCTGATTATTGTTGCATATCCAAAGCTGTTGTTCTCTGGGCACAACAAAGCTTTGTTATACATCAGGCCAAATTCATTTAGAAGGTCACCAAATCTGTCTGGTGCAACTTTTCCTTTATACTCTACGACAACCTCACCTGTCGATAGATCAATTATGTGAAATGATGAATAATCTTTTCCATCTCCTCGGGCAACGTCAGCAGACAACAAATACTTGTGTTCGCTGAGAGGATATTTCCATATCCAGACGTTCCGATCAAAACCTGTCCTCTCAGCAGGCGACATGATGTTCGAGTGTATCCACTTCAGCTCGTTATCGCCTAAGAAAGTTTCGCCCGATGACGCGAAATCGCAAAGAAGCTCCTGCGCCACTTGTCGAGGCGACATGTTCCTCGTCTCTTTCTCGAACCAAGCCTGGTCTCTCTCAGGATGAACATCCCAATTAAACTTGATCGATTTAAATTCATTCAGACCTGCTTCGGCATCCTTGTATAGCTTGTAGTATTGACCTCCGACACCATTAGGTGTAGAAAGGACGATAGCTCTTCCACCTGTCGATAGCGTCGGGTAAAGACCTGTCCAAAGCGTGTCGAAGTCTCTAACGAATGCTGCTTCATCAACAATCAATAGAGAAAGTGCTTCTGAGCGTCCTGCATCTTCTGATGTTGGGATGGCCTTGATTGATGAGCCGTGACTGAATTCAACTAGCTGTTTATTGTTAGCCGTGACCTGTGATAACATCAGCCAGGCTGGCAAATTGTTGAGAATCGTCTTAGACTTCTTGATGAAGTTCTGTGCAACTTGTAACTTTGTTGCAATAATCAAGATGTTCTTGTCGCGCTGGAAAAGTGCAAGCCATACTGCATAAGCAGCCACAAGGGTCGACAGGCCTAGCTGTCGACCCTTCACAACAATGACGAATCTATTGTCTATAAATTCTTTTACACAGTCATCTTGAAATGGGAATGTCTTGAATGGAATCGTTCCCTTTGTTGGATGCTGGATCTTCACATAGCTATTGAAAAAATACGCAGGATCTTTACCACATCTTATGATTTCTGCAACTTGTCGCTGTTTATTGACGATAGTCATTATCCATTAACAGTATAAACTGCCCTCCTGCGGTAGTACGCAGTTTTCTTAGGGTTGTATGCAGACATTGAGATCATCTCGATCTCGTCTGTTGAATCACCCTTCTTGAGCTTTAGAGTTGATCCTGTTGCCGTCTTGTAGTCTTTCTTGACTTGCGTGATGAAATCATCGATCAACTTCTCAGAGATTCTTTCCTGCTCTCTGACTTGGTCTCTTGATGGCTTATCAGCAACGATGTTGCTGATTGTTGTATACATCACATGAATTTGATCACCTGACATCTTTGTCTTGATTGAAAACGTTGCGCTCTTGACAGTAGAACTTTTTCCAAATGTTGTGTCAAGTATCTGTCCAAGTGCGTTAATCTGTTCGAATGTCATTTTTTATCCTTTTTGCACTGAGAATCAGCTCAATACGCTCATTTCTATATTTATCAACATCTTCAGGTTGTGGCCGCCATCCTTCAATCCATTTGCTTCTTTGGGGCTCAGCCCATTTCATTGCACAATGTCTACAACACTTGAATGTTTGAAAATAGTTGTAGTCTAACCTGTAGTCAAGCGCACAATCACAAACTGTGCAAAAAATAGGCATGCTAGACATGGATAACTTTCGATCTATTGTTGTGCGATTCAACGCTCAACATGTTATCAACAACGTCCTTTATTGCATCGACATGGGAGATTATTACAATTTTCTTAAAATAACTCTTCAGATTCTGAAGTAAACGTGAGCATGCCTCTAAGTTGTTCTCATCTAGCGCCCCGAAGCCTTCATCAATAATGAGCATATCTGATTTTGGAAGTGATGAAATGTTCGTTAGGGCAACTCTAATTGCAATCGATGCTATCATCTTTTCCATTCCAGATCCTAACTCGATGATTCTTCTCCTGTCACCGTAGTTGAGGTAGATCTCGATATTATTAGAGTCATCACACTCTATTTCGACTGTGAAACCAGAAATTCCATCCAGAATCTTGGATACTTCACAATTGATGAGAGGTAGATTCTTAGAAATTATGCTTTGTGGAATTCCTTTCTTAGAGAAGGCATTCTCAAGAATCGTGAGCGTTTCTTGTCGCTTGATCGCATCAAGAAGCTCAGTAATCTGCCTTGTAGTGTTTAGAATCTTTTCATCGCACCTACCGATATTGGTAGAAATTGAAAGATTGTTCTTCTCGAGATTCGAAATCTCCTGGCGAATCGTGAGGTATTCTTGATGGATCTTCTCCACATCAGAATCTTCTTGATTTGCTTTCTTTTCCTTGATTGATTTCAATTTATCTAGATCTATTGTATGAGCGCTCTGCTTATTAGAAAGCCTCTCATCGTAGATTGTTATACTAGATTCTAGCTTGACTATTTGCTGCGAGATATCATTTTTAAGTTCGCTTAGCTTTGAAACTTTTTCAATCTTGGACTTTATGTCAGCAGAGTTAAGCTCACTGAGCCTGTCCTTCAAGATCTCTAGCGTCCTTTGAATCGCATCTCTAGCATCTTCCTGGGACTTTATTAGTGTCTTACTTTCATGTGCATCCTTAATAAAGATGCATGTTTTGAAACTATCACCGCAAGGAATTTCATCAAGAATCTTAGACCTCTTCACAAGACGAGCAACTTCTTGCTCCTTGGATTCGTGATCCTTGAGATTGATTGCATACTTCATCTCAAGATCTTTGATATCAGACTCTTGCTTCTTTAAATCGTCAATGCTGATCACGGACATTGCTGACTTGATCTTCTCGCTTTTGTCTGTGAGATCTTTGATCTCAACCTTGAGCGATGTCAATTTATTCTCAATATCAGCGATCTCGCCTTCGATGCGTTTCACTCTCAGCCCAGCATTCTCAACATCTGCATCAGAAATGATCTCAACATTATCTGGCTTCTTGAGAGATTCAAGAAGATCTCGTTTTGACGAAAGCTTTTGAGATGACTCGTCAAGCTCCTTTTGGAGCGTTTCCTTTTGTGTTATGAGATCTTCTTTGGTCTTGGTTAAGACATCAATAGATGCAGAATTCTTGAGACTTGCCTTGATCGGTGCTAGATCTTGCTTAACTTTGTCATGATAGACATCAAATATGTCGAGATCAAGAAAGCGACTAAGAATTTGCTTTCTGCTGGTCGATTTTTCATTGATGAACATGTTCATCTGGCCTTGAGGTGCAAGGCACGTGTAGAAAAAGTCGTCAGATGTTCCTATTAACTTTCTAACAATTTTTTCTGTTTCGCGTCTTTGCTCATCATTGAGGTCCTTTAATACATCACCCGTGCTCTTCTTTTTAAGTGAGAGCTTAGTTGAAGCAGAAGTATCTGACTTCTTGGAATAGACCTTGTTCGATTCTCTCTCAATTTCATACTCTTCTTCTGCAACTGACATTGTGATCTTTGCACGACACATGTCTTCATCTGAATTTATTAGATGAAGATTCTTCATCGTGCCTCTATCAGTCGTATTGAATAGAGCGTATGCGATCGTGCCGATTATTGACGACTTTCCCGATCGATTCTTGCCAAAGATGCCAGTGATACCAGATAGCTTATCGAAATCGATGAAATTTTTCGACCCATATGAAAACATGTTATCAAATTCAAGTGTCTTGAGACTCCAGACAATATTTCTGGTAACCTCATCATCGATCAACACGCTGTCGTAATATCTTTCAAAATTTTCTAGTGACAACTGCCTCTTTGCAAGATCGACCTTTTTTGTTGAAAGATAATCATCAATTACATTTCTTAAGATCGACTTGTCTCTAAGATTCTCAGATTTAAGCTGTGTCTGTTCAGATGCATTTTTCAGAGAATTGTCATCATTGACCTTGACGAGAATCTCAGCGAAGTTACCTGCATTGCGTGTCTGCTCGTGAAGTGACTTAATTTCTACATCAGACAGTGTGTTAGGTACATTGTACCTGATTTTCGCAAGATTTGACGCGCTCTGGAGCTTTGTTAGAGTTTGCTTCAATCCGTCTTGCCATTCAATTGTAATGAATGGCGAATCATTAGCGACTCTGACAAATTTAGTTGTGAACTTATTGTGACTCGTGATATCCCAAATCAGGTATCCCTTGTCTAAGTCTTCACCGTAGTTTTGTTGTATTGTTGACCCGCAATAGGCCACTGTTCCTGCATCATTCAGAAATTGACGCTTGTGGATATCACCTAATAGCGCAAAATCAAATTTTTCAAACAGGTCGAGATTGATTTCACCATCAAGCTCGATGCCTGAGTCTGATTTAGCACCCTTGACAGCACCATGATAAAACGCGATATTTATCTTTCCATCTACCGGAATGACATTTTTCCAGCCTTCGACATCAAAAGGCGAAAAAACGCACCAGGCAAATCGATCATCAGGACTATTGTATGTTCCTGATGCCTTGTATAGGCGTATTCTGTTATTGTCAAGTGCTGTGATGATGGGTGTTATCGCATCCTGTCGATCCTTATTGAGGATCAATCCGTCATGATTCCCTAGGATGACTTCTACAGGCGCGATCGTAGCGAGCTCTGTGAACCACCACGTCAAAATATCAATAAGCTCAGGTGTGATTCCTTGTGTCTTTGAGTGAACGATGTCGCCACCCACATAGATCACATCGGGCTTCTCATCTCTAAGAGATCTAAATGCGTCTATGAATGACTTTCGGTACTCTTCATGACGAGAAAGACCTCTAAAATGGACATCTGCAAAATGAGCAATTTTCATAGAGAAATTCTATTCTGGCAAGCTTAACGTTTACCCATACACATAGACAATTCTCTAATTGCTTTCTTTACATTTGCAAGCTTAGATTCGATCTCGCTGGAGATCTTTAATTCATTAAGATGATCGTATATTTCTATCATCTTCTCAATAGACGCGTAGACTTCATATTTTATCATCCCAGGGTCGCTGCGAGGCGCGCTTGACTCAGGCTCGAATTCATCCTGGTCTCCTGGGATGTCACGTCTATGAAAAAGTGCTTCATCATTCAGTATTTCAAGGCTCTCATCTATCAATTTTTGTATTTTTGAGTTCATGACTTTAATTATTTCAAAACATTGATCCACTCTTAATACTTGCGATCTTGTACCTAAATGAGGCAGTTTGATTCCACGCTGTAAGCGTTTGTTTTGCCTCATCAAGTTGAGGCTTTGACATCTCAGCAATGTCCTTTGCTGCACCCGTATTCATTATTGAGACATCGCAACCGTACGATGAAAGTAAATCTGCAATCTTGCCCGTCTTTACTATCATGTCATTATCAAGACACAGAATGACTTGCGACTGGTTTGCAGCTATCTTTTTGAAGAGAAGTGATTTTTCAGTCAAACTTGAACCCAAGAGACACGTCCCATTCTCATTCAGCGTCATAAGATCAAAAACACCTTCGACGAGATGTATAGGCTTATCCCAATCGATGTCGATATCGTTGAAAATTATCGCTGTCTTATCGTTGTTTGCGTTCAAGTATCTGAACCTTGATTTTTCATCAGAGTTCCTCGAGACGTAATAGTTCACTTGACCCTCAATGTCGAGTGAAGCGAACACTGCCCGAGACTTGAATTTAGGATCATCTGACGAACCTATCCTGTATTTCCAGAACATATCTTCAGAGACAGATCGCTTAGCGAGATAACGAAATATCATTCTGATGTCAGGATCCTTTGATCCTATCTGGTTCACGAGAGGCCTGAAACCATCAGGTAGCGTGATTTTTTCCTCTATCTCTATGTCTGTCGACAGAATCTTGTCGTTTAGGTAGTGTGATCTGTAGTAGTCTAGTGTTTCTCTTGTTCCAAACTTCCTGATTAGCGGAACAAGAGAATTTCCTCTACTGCTGCAGACCCAACAGTGAAATTTCCAATTTTCTAGGTTAATTGCAAGCTTCTTCTTTCCTGGAGTTTTGCAGAAAGGACATGCGACAGTAACATCATTTCCATCGCGCGAAATTTGTCCTTTCCCAAGTATTTTCTGGATAAAGACGACTCTTTCTGTGTAAGTTGAAGACACATCCAAACATACACGTGTCGCCGATAATTTACTGGATCAACGACGACCTTGCTATAACATATGAATCAGCCATGTCATAGCATTCCTTTTTTAAGGAACCTGTCTTTTTCTTAGGCCAATTGTAATCTATTTGTGTCTGGACCCAGATTAATATCTTGTCTTTAGTTGTTACTGTCTTATCCTTATAATCAATCTTGATCCCTAGCGACGATCTAGACTTTATGACATTTATGAAGATTGGCTCAAATTTAAATACGTCAAAACAAATATACGAAATTGCTCCGTTAAATCTTGCTAGCGTGTTTATAGTACTAGCAGATGAGAGGCCCGGCCTAAAAGCCTGCAAATTCTGCTCGATTGCCACCTGTTGAATGTTGTACTCCTTACAGAGATCAGCAAGTGTAGACCTGACTACGTTGCACTTCTCAAAAAAGGACTCAATATTATCAAGTTTGATATGACCTATTCTAAGGAGATTACCGCCCTCATCTAGAATCGTGTATCCTGTGCAAGATGTTGAGATGTCAAGTCCTAAAACACTAAAAGTCATACTTAAGCCTGAATAGAAATTCATCTGAGTCTCGCTTGGCAACAGGCTGAGCGAGATTGGCCCGCATGATCACATTGAGGTTTTCATCGTGTAGATTGATGCCTGTGATGTAGACGAAACTCTTCTCTCTCTCACTGACGTAATCAGTGACAGGAAACTGTTCGTAAGATGTATTTGATGATGAATTTATGAGTGATGCAGGAGCTGGAGCATTAACAATGAAGACGTTTGTTCTTTGCTCACCGGTCAGCGAGAGATTGAACGAATCTTTTCCATACAATGCCAAAGCTGGATTTGTCAGTATCGAAACTCCCTCGACATAGAAGACGTTGCCAACAGCATTCCATCTAGCTTGTTTTGTTAGACAATCACTTCTGTAAAGTGTGCCTGCGCCATCATCAGACAAATTTACAGAAACTGTGCCATATGAACCTGACATTGACGGATCGACGATGTTGTACGACGATGGAAGAATTGTTCTTCCATACCCAAGTGTGCTTAGATCAAAGAGAATGACAAGATTGGAACTTACATCCTTAAATCTCTGCGCAATCGTCAAAGCAGATCCTATAGGAGTAGACATGTCGCTAGGAGAAGCGCCAGTTAGACCATCAAAGTCTGATGGTAGACCTGGAAAGTAATCGCTCGATGATGCAACATTTCTCATTGAAATGATGCCGTGATTTGTTGTACCGATGTCAGTCTGGAAAAATGCGCTAGATTCGTCCTTGATTACGCTGAAATCTGGTATTATTCTTCCATTGTCATTAGGTAGAATTGTGAGATTTCTTTTGGCAACAGAGGAATTTTGGTATAGGATCTCGTTCGCAGTTGCGTAAGCTGATGAAGTAACAGTTGAACCAGTTAGATTCCACAAGCGTGGAAATTGGCCTGTTTTGAAGTCTTTCACAAAATTTTCAAGATTCATGTAAAAACCATTGACAGAAAGTGCCATATCAACATTAAACGGGCTTGATGTTGACTTGGTCTTTTTCTGAAATGGTGTTACAAGAACTTCGCGTGAATTAGTGTCAGATGTAAATGTGACAGGAACATAAAATAAAAGGTCTCTATCGGAATAATCGGATTTAGTTGCAAAATTCTGGATGTCTGTATCAGAAATAAACCGCTTGTAGATCTTGAGATCATGTACTTCTGCTTGAAGCTGGTTATTGAAACTAAAATTTGTGGGGTCTGATGTGAAACCACTTATTGCAGGTATTCCGTCTATTGTTGATATAGTCGTATTAAAGAACTTTGCGTTAAAATCGGGACCTGCGAAGTAGTTTCCTACCACAAGTGCGTCAGAATTTAGACCAGTTGCGATAGATGATGAAGGAACATTGAAGTACGTTGTTGATCCATCTATGACTATACTTCCTGTACCATAGCTCCGCTTATTCGTGCCCCATCGAATAGAAATATGATGCCAGTGATTGTGCTGTAGAGAATTATCAGGTGTGATAAATGTTAAATTACGTGGATATGGAAGACCGCTAGACACTGAGCTAATGTTAATACTGCTAGGTGAAGCATCAGCACTTTGACTAAGCTGAAGTAGAAGCCTGAAGCCATCGCCCATATTGTTATTGTCTACGCTAGAACCTGATACTAAGGACAGGGCAAATGTCGAAGATAGATGAAGAATTGTTCCTGCCGTGTAAGGCTTATCTTTTGAAAACTTGTAACGAGGATTTATGTAAAAATCGATTGAAAATGGACCAGACGGCGTGTAAGGCCTTCCTTCTGAGCTTGTGTTAGCGTAGATGATTGCTGTGTTATTCGGTCCTGCGCTCGATGAGAAAAAGTTGATTGTGTGATAATTTCCGCAAGCAAATTGACTAAAACTATAACCGTGCCTATAAAAGGGCATCAAATTTTCTGTGATGATTCGTTTCATCAAATATGGCGAGCCATTATAGTCATCAGAAAAATTGACAGGTTGACGATACCTGACAGGTGAGTACGTGATGTCATTTCTAAATGGAAATGACGAAGATGAAACATCGCGGAGATATATCTCCATTAGGTCTGAGATATCTGCAGTACCTCTGTTTACTTCTTCTGATGCGGCCTTGGTAGTTCCAATAAGCTGTCCCTGAGTCCAAACAGGCGAAACCTGGGTTTCTTCTGGGATATTCTTTATGAATATGCTAGGCCGCTCAATCAAGCCGATCGAACCAGTCACACCCGATGAAGATGACACAATGTATCGCTTAGGATGCAATACAAGTGTGACATTTTCAATGTTGTTGAAGTTTATTGGTATGAGCGCCATGTCTCTTTTTCCATTGTTAAGAGACTAGAAATCAAGCCTCACTCTTATCGTCAAATCTTTCTCGTCATTCTTTTCAATAGGTCTGCTAAGCTTGGCAACTGCGAGAAGATCTCCAGCAGTGTCATACAATCCGACAGACGTCACAAATGAGAATGTCCGTTGTGTGTCTTCCTGACCTACATCGATCACTGTCAATCTTCCATTTTCATCTGCTGCAGTTGGGTTTGTAGAGTAATTGAACTCATCAGCTGTGGCTCGACAGAAGACTAAAGTTGAGTTGATGTTTGTGATATTTTGGAATGTTATCGCTGTGTCTGAACCGGATGAGAAACGACATGACGCGACGTGTTTGACAATGTCGTTGATTGATCCTGACACAAGAAAGTCTGGAATAAATTTTGCGTTAGGATTACCTGAGCCTGCGCCGTCTCCAATGATGACTTGTTTTGCTGTTGCATCACGGTAAGAGGCATAGGATAGACCACCTATGACGCCAGATACGTGCTGTGATCCTGACATGATCTTCTTGAGGTCTAACACAGCAATTCCTTGGTCATAAAACATCAAACCTACCTTGTTAGATGTGTTAGATGCGTTTACGATGTTTCCAACTTGTCCGCCAAAGGAATATTGAACAGATGAAGCAGCGCCGACATCTGAAAAGATCGTGGATCCTGATGTCGATGTTAGATTGATATTTGGCTTGTCAGGGAATGTGGGAGTTGTCTTATCTATTGCCGCAGTTGTGAAGAAACGCATGGCAAATGTTTCTGGCTTGATCTTGTCTCTCGAGAACAAGCGCTTGAAATTGACGAAGAGCGCTTCATTAATAGCAGCTGTGGAGTCAGTTGTGGTAAGAACGAAAGGAGATGTGAATTGCTGATCTTTTCCACCTAACAGGACCTGTGCATATTCCTGGTATATTGCAACTTTCTCTCTCATCATCAATGACTGTGACGTGAAAAGAAGCTTTCCTGTTGAATCGACGCCTGTGTACGAAGATCCAGTGACTGTGCTAGATGATGCATACAAGCCAATCGTCATGTCTAGAACTTCATTCGCTGTTGCCAGAGTGTAATCCTGGTCATACACGGTCTGGAAAAGTGAAGATGTGATTGCTGACGTTGTTGCACCATCGACTGATGATGTCACGAACACGTCATAAGATCTTCTGGTAGAAGAACCACTGATATTTTCCTGTATGACATCAACAAGCTGGTTAAGGTACGACGTGCTAGTCTTGATGTCGTCAGGAGCGATTAGTTTGATCATTATTATCCTCTTATGTACCTGAGATTCTTACTTCGAACTCTTTGCTTAATCCGGAGTTTCTTCCTACAATTCTAACATACGTGCTGATATATGATCCGCCTGAAAATGCAGAATATGCATCATAAACTGCCTGTGACACGTCTCTTGAGACGAATGTCAAAGGTGTTGTTGCGCTAGTTGCAGGAATCTCATATCTTGCGGTGTTCAAGGTAGGGTTATTTGCAAGTGCTTGAGAATTGACTGGCACTTGACCTGACACGTAGAGGAAGAGTCTGTTTAAGTAGACAATGTAGACATTGTCGACGAGCTCAGGCGGAACAGCTCCTCCGACTGTTGAACTCATCTGAACATTAATTGACACACCTGATGATGTCGTTCCTTCGTCGATCGTCAATATGCCGCTTGTCAAGCCGTTGATTGCCATGATCGGCATGTAAACTTGATTAGGGTTTGAGATCGACGTTAGCGTGTTCTTGATTGCGAGATTTGTGTTAGTCAGCGCTTCAAACACAGGTGTATTTTTCTCGATCTTTTCCTTTCCTACAGTCTGACCGTATTTTTCGATGTTTGCGTAGTCGACCTCATCATCTCCCAAAGCGAAAGAAAAGATGGAAAAATTGCCTTGTGCGAGTTTTGCACGACCTGCATCAGTCAAAACTGCATCAATTACTATGTTGTTTGTATCTTGCCTAAGAAATGCCATAACTGACTTCCTCTTCGTTTAATTATTTGCAAAATCTGGTCACGTTTAAAATTTAGACAACTTGAGTGTAAACCTTTGCTTCACTGATTGGTATCGTCAAAGATTTATCATTTGTCGTAGTAATGTTGACAATCTGGTCTTGCGCCAGATTGGTCTCAAGAATATGAATCTTATAAGAAGGCCTTTTCTTGTTGAAATTGATCAAGTTAAGACTGTTACCACGTTTGTCAACAAGATCTGTGTAATCAGGATCAAAGTAAACAGTCATTCTTGTGTGATTTGAATCCTTGGCAAGATCAATGAAAAAGTCTCTGTTTAGAAAAAGGTTCGGGTAAGGTTTTGGGCAGCCTTTTCTGACAACATCATTGATGACTAATGTCTCTGTGTATATGTTGACGCTAACTTCGAATTGTGTCGAGTAGTTTGATGTATAACCGTGAGCATCGACAGACACGATCGAATAGATGAATTTTGAATTGAAATTAAAATCATTGTCAACAAAAAAGCATGTCGGGATCTTTTTGTAGCTTATCAACCGCCGTGGGATCAAATCAGCGCTTGGCGTCTTGACAACAGAGTCATCAAAATCAATTTGTCTTATGAGCCTGAACGGTTCATCTAGCGACTTTCGCCTAAAGATTTGGAATTTTTTGATATCTCGCTGCTTGTTGAAAGGAAACTGCCACCCAATGAAAAGATTGCCCTCTGGTGTGTACTTGAAATACACATCTTCTGGTGGGGGCGGAGGCCTTGTTTCAACACAAAAAATATCAACATTCTGACCTGATGTCGCAAAGAATAATTTCACTCTCGCAAGATCAAGACCTCTTGATGAGTCTGTTTCTACAGACGCATAAAGCGTTATTTCGTACAGCGCTCTAACAGTATAAGAATACAGACCACCATATCTAATGGCTTCATCATAGAAGTCTGTCGTTTTTGCGTCAAGATATGTGATCTCACCTGGCGTGACTGTTGCATCTGTATTTTGTGCGTATTTTTCTATCACAAAACCGACGTGAGATGCCGTCATCGTTGTATCAGAAATAGTGGAACTATCAAGTAGCTCATATTCTTGGTACGGTATGGTGAGATCGTACTCTTCTGATGACACTGAGTACGGTGTCGATTGCCTCCTAGACTTTTTCTGTATCTTTTTTGATGTTGTGCTTGCAGCTGCAAATTCATCAGCAAATATCGACATCTCGTTATCAAGAATTCTCTTTGTGATATCATAAATGAACAAATTATTCATCGATACAGACGCAGAAAAACCTTTCACGTCTAGCAGAAAGTCATTCTGAGCTATTCCTGATATGTCCGTGCTTGCGTACTGGTATCCTGCTGATTGGATGTTTTTCAAGGAGTTGAATAGAAAGCTTTTCTCATTTACTGTTGATGCTGACAAAGAACTAGCCCTATCTTCCACAGATTCTGATGCAACATCAAGAGAGGCCACTCCTAAATCAGATGTAAAAATTGCATCAGATGATCCTGATATCATGTAGTATGATCTTGCATCTGCTGATGTATCTTGAACAACAACCGATGAGAAATTTCGTCCAAATGGTGCATCCTCATAGAGGATTTGAATTTCACCCGCCCTGAGCCTTGATAAATCAACGTATGTCGATGTTGACCAGTCTTGCTTTAGCTTAAGTTGGACGTATCGAGGCGCTTTTGCTATTCTTGAAACATATGTTGCTGTGTCTGTTAAAAAGTCAAGGTAGTTCACTTGAGAACGCTCGTTGACACGTTCATCAGACATGAAAAAGTTGTACACAAACTTTGATTCAACAATCTCAGGATTTTTAAGGCCTGCAACTATTCCTGGAAGCGATGGATATGTGAAATCATTAGACATTGTCTTGCCTTACGCTCCTGTTGGCGAAATGATGTTGCTAATGGAGAGGCCGGTATTCAAAGATTCTGTAAAGTTTGAGATAGCGTCTTCTAGATTGAATGTATTCACATCGTTGACAACAACTATCTCACCTACATTCTCAAATTCAATAGATGCCATGACATCACACATGTAAAAGCTTCCTTCTCCTCGAAGTAAACTTCCATCTATGGGAATTGCAACAATCTTGTCAAAGACAGGACCTTGCAATGCTTCCTTCATGATCTTTTTCTTTTGAATTCCCTTAGAATTTGCAATTGTCGTTGAGAATCTAGACGATATTAGCGGATCGTATTTGAGGCCTGCGACATAATTTTGAAGAAGCGTTGCAGTTGAATCTGTGTTCGGATAAGCAGAATCAACATTGACATTTTCATTCTGTGAGAAAGCATTCAAACTAAAGTCGAGTCCATACAGGAGACGAAGATACTCAAGTATCGATGTGCTGGAAAGCTCTTGTGCTTTTACGTCGCTGTCTGTAAAAGTGTCCTGTTGTATAGTCCCATCCTGAGTGAGATAGTAAAGATTTGTTGCTTCTAGGATAGTCTCGTTACCTGCTGGAAGATCTACGACAGTCAGTTGGTCTTCTGTGTAAACCTGACTTGATGGATCTATGAAGGAAGCAGCAGGAAACTTATACACCAATTCAGCATTTGTTGGAGTTCCAAAATTAACGTCTCTAAAAGTCAAAGTGATTTTAATGTTCTTCTCATCGCCAATCTCAAAACCACCCATTCTTTCAATTAATCCGTAAGGAATGCCACAAACTATGACAAAGCTGTCCTCATACCCAGATACACCAAGCGCGTAATCTGCGTAATTAAGCATGCCTGAGAGGAACTTAGAGCTTCGATAAAAGTCTGACGTGTAATATGGAAATTCTATTGAATTCTTTAGTCCGTTAGCGTATGTTCTAATGAGATTAGTGACGGAGTTTCCCGTATACAGCGTTGCTAGTTTTTCACCGTATCTTGATGTATAATTTGCAGCATTTGTTGATGCTTCATTAAGTAGTGATGCAGCTTGACTTAACCAGCTTGAAATGTAGTTACAAACATCATACAACGTCTGCGAACGAGACATGATGTTCCTCAAATTACCATCGTATATTGATGAGACATTGAGATTATAGAGATATGCTGCATTGGAGGAGAAAGACTTAGTTATTTCAACAGAGTACTCACTACCTTCACTCACATATAGCGCAGAAACTGCATCCTCTGCGATTCCTAGGGAAGTTGCAATTACTAATCCAATTTCCTCATTAGTGATAGTTGAAAGCAGTACGTCGAATGATGCGTCCAGCTTGATCTTAATTTGATAATTTCCATCTGCTTTATCTGATGAGTCTGTTTGAGAATTTGTTATATCTCCGCTAAGAGACAACATTTTATCAATAATTCCCTTGATCTCGGCCCATATTGATGGGTTGTATTCTAACGTCACTGTAAGAGTTGCAGTCGTATCGTCAGAAGACGTATCACCATCGCCTATATCTGCTGATGATGTATCCACAGTTGACGCATTATTTACTCTGAATAATACGTCTCTGTTTTGCGTTGAAGCATTTTTGAACCAAAAGATTGTCTTGAGTAATAATGCGAATGCCCGGTGGTCTCGATTAGTTTTGATAAACTGTTGAGTTATTCCAACTCTTCCTGTCAAAAGCTCGCTAGTTGTTGTGAATGAATCTATTCCAAATGTAATTAATGAGTCTGACTCAAGATTCTTCGCGTATGTGTGGAAATAATCGTATTGAGTTTTCTCTTCTGATTGCAATGGATTTAAAAGATTATCTATCCAGACTTTCGAGATTCCGTTAGCACTCAGTTCTTGACTTGAAGCATTGATATTGCGTCCTGTCCCGCCAGGAATTGAAAAATTGAAAATGTCAAGATTCTTTTCTATTGTGTTGCTCGAGTCTTCATATGAGCCTCGAACGACTTTGCTTTCACCCGTATCTGGATTGTAAATCGTAGATTGCTCTAATCCTAATTTCGATGCAAGTCGATCAATCTCACCGATGATTTGACTTTTCGCTCTTGCCTTTATTTCGTCTACAACAAAACTCCCGTCTGCGTAGTCACTTGGATTTAAAAGTCTGTCTCGAAGCATCATTATTCGAAATAGAATATTCAACATGTTGTTGTCTTCTGTTGACTTCATCAAAAGCAGGAACTTAGACATTGTCCAGATTCTTGCATTGAAATCAACAGGATATGCTGTCAAAAAGATATCCCCTATGATACTTGAAATGCACTCAAGCAATTGCGTTATCATCAAATTATCATATTCACAATCAAGAACACTCTTGACTTCGTTCAGACTGTCTTGACACTCATTGACTTGTGCTACAAAATCATCTGATCTTGATGTCAACGCAGCCGTGTCTTCATTAGCAAGCGGACCAATCAAATAGTATTGATCTGCTGTGATAAATTGTTCTAGATAGTCTTGACTTGGTGCACTTGGATCGATGACTTGAACAATTTTCCCATTAGAAGACACATTAAGTAGTCCTCCAAATGTTGTGCCACCAGACTTGTCATTTACAATGTTCTGTTCAT